ATAGTGACTTATTCTTAGGCAGCTTGGCAAAGAGTGACAAATCTCCAACCTTGATGCAATTTTTGATAGGGTCGTGGAGGATGACTTTCTTCCACAACCATAGCCAAAACTCTATATCGCCCTCGTGATACTCCTTTCGGATGATGTCCTCAACGATATTATACAAGAGTTGTCTATCTATGCTCATAAAGAAGCCACTTAGGTCGCACCTCAATATCCAAGTCTCTAGGGTATAATCTCCGCTGATAGCCTCTATCTGACCTATAAGATGATTGATACCATAATCAACGCCCTTGCCCTTTCTGCACGCATATGCGTGGTCGGTCATATAGGCCTCAAAGATAGGCAGAAATTTGATGGCTAGTATATGATGTACGATTCTATCCCTAAAGGCAGCGCACCACACTTCCCGAAGCTTCGGTCTTGTGACACAGAAAGCTTTACTCTGACCTACTTCGTATGTCATACTATTTAGCTCCAAATATAGCTGGTAGTTGTTGGTGAGGAAGTCCATCTTATACTCGATGCAACCCCAAGTACTGCCCTTATGCTTGCAGCAGTCCCGATAGCCATCACTTACTAGCCCAATCGGGACATACTCCTTTTCTATGTTGGCAGTCGTATTCTCCTCATAATCGTTCATTATATCAACATTAATAGCATATACAAAATAACCTCTATCGTCACTTTTGGACAATCGAAAACTGGCAGAACATAGTAGCTGTTGTTCTTGTTGTTGTTGTTCGCCTGAGAATTGTAGTACCAAGCGTTCGTGGCATTGTTCTGCGTTTACGGCTTCACTGACTTATTCCTAGCAACTCCATCCCTCAAAGGATGGCTGATTGCGGAAGCCCCTTGTCACATTTAGTGACGGCTCTCTTACCTTGCCGTGGCTCGGTAACTCTCGCCTTTGCGCTTGCGCTCACTGTTCAGCCAGCCGTATGCCATTGCCGACACCTTTCTCAGTTGATTGTTCAAGTCCTTAGCGAACTTATCACTGATAAACTGGGCATCGGCAAACAGTAGGATTCTTGCGTTGACATCAGCAATGAGCATGACAAACTCATTCAGATAATACTCCCGATACTCGAAGGATGAGTTAATCCTCCGAATTAAATCAAGAGCTTGGCAAGCCTTGCTGATAGCAACCTCGTACTGACCAAACCTAATCAACTTAGGTACGTTCTTCGAGCCTCCCATAAGTATCTTGCACAGGATGAGCGTGTCCTTGAATATTTGCAGGTTCTCTGCGTATGCCATGGCTATTGAATGTTATTTAATACTATCGGCTCACCTTGCGGCTCGCCTTATTTGAATTACCTTCATTGCTTGCGTTCCTCCCTTGCGAGAGAGAGGAGAGACAGAGAGATGAAGAGACAGAGCTAACAAGCGAAAACTGGCAGAACATAGTAGCTGTAGTTCTTGTTGTAGCTGTTCGCCTGAGAATTGGCGTACCAAGCGTTCGTGGCATAGTTCTGCGTACTAGTCCATCTAGTCTGACCATTCACGAACTTATAGTAAGCGTCAGCTACGCTATCCCCGAAGAGTGTTCTCAACACCTCTCGGATGGTGCCAGCATTACTGATATGTACGTACTCCTGACCTACTGACATAAGGAAGCCATTCAACTTCTCGCCACCAATCTCCAAGGACTGACCATAGGCGAAGGCAAATGCAGGTACACTAAGACTTCGATCCTCAGCCTCTTGCCGAACCAAGAAGGACGATTGCTCTCCGTTCCAATAGTTAGGGTCAGACGATGTATTGCCATTGAGGGCGATTGAGGTAAATTGCAGATTCTGCGTACACCACTGATATTTTTGCAACTTCGTCATATCCTTTAGGTCGGTGCAGCGGATGATGAAGGTACCTCTATTAAGGCGAAGGTTCTGGTCTGCCACCCTGATGGCGATAGCTTCCTCTGCGGTCTTTCCAGCAGCCACCCAGTCCTCGATGTAGTATTCGGTAGCATCGGAATCAAGCACATAGATGCCAGTTTTGAATTGGTACATGTTTACTTGTATAAGTCGCTGTGCCACCCTTGATGTGTAGGTTCTTGAGTTCTTGTTAAAGCGTACATAGTAGCCATCCTCATCATCAACCCTCACGGTGTACTCCTTGAGATACGGAACATAGATGGTCGCCTGTCCCTTCTCATCGGTTGTGTAGGTGGTCGCCTTATTGTCTATGGTTACAATCACGTCCTTTCCTTCCCAAGGCGCACCAGTGCCATCAGTGTACTTAATGACAGTTACGATAACTTTCTCGCTTGTCTCCTCATCATAAGGCTCGTAGCCAAACGTGATGGTCTTGCTGACACCAACGGAGGTAAAGCCAATAGGAGACAAGGGCTGAGCGTTGGCGTACTCTGGCACTGCGACTTGGTAGTACACACCTCGGCTGACCTTGAAGGTGGTCTTGCCCTCCGAATCGGTGGTGTAGGTCTGAGGCGTCTTGCCATTGTTGAGGAACACATTCACCTTCAAGCCAGCGACACAGATACTCTCAACAGAGGAAGTGATTACAACGGTAACAACCTCCTCGGTATTAACCACCTCGGTCTCCTGCTTCTCTCCCTCTCGGTTAGTGACGATAATCTTCGTTCCGTCCAAGGTGACATTGCACCTCTCAGCCCCAGCAGTGGCGGTCTCGCACTTTCTGATCGCCTCGTTGGTGTTGCCAGCTGCGGTGTTGGCAGCAGTGATAGATTGAGAAAGGGCTTCTGTGTCTATCTTATCTAGTTTAGCCTTGTCCTCAGATGTCATAAGTCCATTATGACCTGTATAAGGTCTTAACGCTCCACTTGGGTGTGTAGAAACACCACCAACCGTTACAGTTGGTATTGTAACACATTTCTCCTCACCATCACCATTAATATAGTATAAGCCTAACTCAAAGTTATCTGGTGCATCGCTAGAATTTCCAATATCTCTAATTGATATACTATTAACAGCATCTTTTTTCTTAGCGTACTCCTTCAAGTCAAATGTAGGCACAAAGTCGCCCAACTTCTCCCACTTGCTAGCATCGTACTCACCATCAACATCACCTGTGTAAAGATACTCGTCATAAGTATCTTGCTCACCTTCCTTAGTGTTCTTGATAAGGTAGATGTGCTTCTTGATGTCCGTGGTAGGAAGTTCTTGCACAGGCTCAAAGAAGGTCATGTCAAGATTGCCAAGTTGAGCAAGAGGAACAAAGCCCTTGCCATCCAAAGAGGCAATACCATTAGGTCTTCCCTTTGTTGCTTCCAGTTCACCAACATTTCTCTCTATCTGATTCTTCACTCCTCGCAACACTCGAAGGAGACCAGACTTATCTAAATAATTTGCCATATCCTTTTATCCTATTACAGTTTGAAATACTTGTTGAAATAATCCGTCGATGTCAGAGTCAGTCATAGCAAGACCAACAGAACCATCGTTGACAAGCAAGCCTATGTTGGAGCGGTCTGTGGTCTTGTAGCCTTTGGATGATACTTTACCATCTGGAAAAGAGACCTCTCCATTTTGAAAATCGGCAAGTATTCTGTGATAAGGTTCCTCGCTGCCATCAACTTCTATTGTCTTTAATATAATTTCGTCAGAATTACTAAGAGATATGACTGCACCAAGCTGAATGTCATTTTGAAAAATATCTCTTACGCCGCTTATAGTATTTCCGTTAAGAAGCAAATGCCCCTTCATAGAATTTGTTCCATCAAGCCTCAGATACTCATTTTTGAGTTTATCCCAAACAGCCTGAGCAATCTGATTAATCTCTATCTTATCCGTGGTACTAATCTTTTCATCAAGAGACTCTTTAACGGATTTACCAGACTCCTCGTCCTTGATATACCTCGAATATGTCAGAGTCTCGTCTTTGCGTCCGCTAACAAGAATGCTATTGTACTTTTTATTTTCTGCCATATTATTCTTTAAGTTTAATTTGATATTCATTGTCGTCACCAGCTACCAGTTCGTCTGACCAATAGTAGTAGAGGTCGCCCAACTTGTTGGTATTTAAAGAAGCTTCGAAACCACATTGACTAAAGATAAGTGGCTGGCGGCTTGCGAACCAGATGTATGGCTTCTCTTCTGTTGTCGCAATGGTTAGAGTTTGACCGACAAGCGTACCTTCGTACATTGTGAGGTCTGACATGTTTAACTCGCCCATATTCTTGGCTGATGATGCGCCATAATAGCTTGCCTTTACAGTTCCGCTTGCCGTGATGGTAACATAACCCGATACGGCAGGAATGAATACCTTGTGAGTAGTACTATTGTAATACTCGTCAGTAACATCTTTGCCATCCATAATAATTTTTACCTGACCGATACTGAAGCCTTCTATAGGTATGAACTCAGCTTCCAGTTTCTTCCCGTTGCTGATAGTTCCGTTAACCACATAGTTCTCTTGGTTATCCGCCATTTGAGTTTCGCCATTGATGGTGTAGCTGAACTTGACGTTGTCAACGATGAATGATACTGGGCAAGTTGACTGATTGCTGGTCACGATGTAGTAGCGAAGATTGAATAAGCCAGTATGCTCACCTTCTGTAACACCGATAGGAACATTACTCATAGAGTTGTGTTCTACGATTCTCAGAAGATTACGCTCTATGCTGACCATTTCACTATCTTCATACTTCCATGATACCCTGACATTGTAATTACCGCAATCAAGGAAAGAAGGAATGTCACATATCAACACATTTCCTTGGATTCCTGCTACTTGTACTGGAACGGAAATTGTATTGCAGAAATAGCCTGACAACTCAACCTTGATGTCGGTAGCCTGACTCATATCGAAGTCAACGAGTCGCTGAAACTCTCTCGATACATCCATCTTCCGCACCAAGATGTGTAGCTTGAAACTATTTCCTTGTACTATTTTATAAATCATATTTTGATACACATTATTAATAACAAGCAAAGATAGGTAGAATATACTCTACCTATCTCTTATCCGTTAACTTCTAAATCAAGCCTTTCCATCTGAGGAACTTACGCTTGCGGCTCGCCTTGCCCTTCTTGCTCTTGCAGTTGGTATGATAGACACAATCTCTGAACAGGTCTCTGACCTTCATGTCGTTGTCAACCAGTTTTGTTCTCTTGAACGTCTCGAATAGTGAGCGGTTCATAATCATCAGGTTGCCCTTCTGTGTAGGAAGAACATAGAAGATTTCTCCATTGTTCTTCTTGGATGCGTAGTCTGCCTTAGCCGTAGCTTGGCGGTACATGATTTCGCACTTGATGCGCTTGAAAATCTTTGTTACTTTCATAATCGTAATTATTTAGTTTGAACTATATGATGGTTGCTGCCGAAACAGAAACCTTTCTTGTCATTACTCTTGTCTTATACTCTATCATCTTAGGCATTTCCATTTCATTGAAACAGATGTGGAGTCCGATGGCTCTGGTCATGAGCAAATCATCGTGTTTTCCGTCTGCCGCCTCATATACAGTTCCGTTCTTTTCGTAGGTGAGATATTCGTCTAAACATCTGCCGTCTCGCTCTACATAGAGTTGCTCACGGATAACCTGAACCAATACAGAGATAACCATAGGCTTGGTAGCTACGTTGGTATGGAATCCATATTTTACAGGAACCTTATTCTTGATGTCTGATTCACTCTGCTTTCGTGCATAGAGGTTATCATATACGTCCTTGATTTGGTTCAAGATGAACTCAGATTGGTCTCCACCTTCCAATATATGTTCCTTGTCTTTTGTTTCCAAGGTGTTTGACTCAATAACCAGTAGGGCATCGTTGTAGAATTTGGCTATCTGAGCAGCCTTCCATGCCAGCAAGTCCATATCAATATGCCCATACCATTGTGCTACCACGTAAGGTTTGCCTCCTTCCATCATCCAGTATCGGTCGAATACGCAGATAACAGACCAGTCGGCATTCTTGCTACGTCCACCAATATCCACTACAACCAGATAGCGGTTGGTTACCTTACAATCATCAAAAGTCTCAGGCTTGCTCCATATCCACAACTGCCCCTGCTTGTCTTCACAGAATCGGACATTCTGCATACACTTCTTGCCCTTATATCCGTCACCATAAACATCACCGATGAACTTAGGTGCTCGGCATCCTTTTCTGAACTTGTCAACCTTGTCTTCGGCAAACACCTTGGCTCCTGAATGCTTGAATGCCTCAATATCATCGGTAGGGTAGCCAGCAGCCATATCGGCATGGTCGGTGAACTTCTTGCGCTCGGCAATATACCAGTTGATGGCTTCGAGTGGGGCACCAAGATTCCATAGTTTCCAAAGATAGGTGCCTGGCTCTTCTCGGTCGGACATCGTGTTGGTATTATTGCGGTTCTCGTATAGCCATTTGGCAAACTCTACCTTCTGTTTCTTGCTTTCAAATTCAAGATGATACATATCGTATATCTCGTACCAAGGAACAAAGAATGGCTCAAACTGAGATTCTCCCTTGACTGCTGCAAGCCACTCCTTGTGGAAGAAGTTGCCAGTACCATTGGCAGTGGATTCGTAGGCAATCATCGTGTATGGTCGGTACAAGATACCATTGGTAGCATTCTGCACCACCTCCTCAGGAGACTTTCCGTCCGTCTTCTTCCACAATCCAACCTCGGAAAGGTGAACCAAGTTGTAGTCTTCACCATTGGCTGATAGTGGTCGCTCCATGGAACCCACCTTAATCTTGCAGAATCGCTGAGGAACCTTCTTGACGTTTCCTGATGTTCCGACACCCACAAACTTCGGCTCGTTCTCAGAGAATGCTTCTCCCATTTCGTAGAGGAACTTGGTGGGAAAGTTCTTCAGAGCTTCCTCGAACATTCCTCGGATGGTTTCTGCCGTGTCCTTGACCTGAGCCACGATGAGCGAGTTGAGACCCTTCTGCCACATGAGTTGCAACCAGAGGAAGTACATCTGAATAACCGTTGAACCTCCCCATTGTCTTGCTTTTAGCAGGATAAGACGGATAGGGCGATTCTTCTTTCTTCGCTCCTCCAGCCACCTGAGCAGTCTGCGTTGCGGTCTTCTGAGCACAAAGCGAAAGGGGAGACCTCCACCTTTCGGTTTGATATAGATGAACGTGGCAAAGAAGAAGAATGGGTCATGTTTCATTCTGATGCGAGTGAACTGCTCCACCAGTTGCTCCATTTCTTCCTCTAGGTTGTACGGCTCGTCTATATCCTTGTGCAGTTCCTCGATTACTGCCTTGCAGCTACCCAACTCGATGAGCGTCTTGACGAGCGGAATCTTCTTCATCGAAACTGGAAGTTGCTGCTTCTGAATCGGGAAATCAGGAAGGATAAGTGGGAATCGCTTGTCTCCACAACCTTCACCCTTGATGGGATTGAATGGTGTGTTGATTTCTTTGATGCGTTTCTCGTTCTCCTTCAGAATGCCCAATACGTGTTTGTTGAGTGCATCAGTCAGTTTGGCGGTTACTTGTCTTGGCATAGCGGTGCATTTAGAAAACCCCACAACAGACCAAGTACATAGCAATAGATGTGGACTCCAACTGCCATGCAAGGGAAGAAGATTCCAATACTGATATATAGGAGAATGGTGAGATTGTATCTTACCTTATTCTCCACGTAGGGGGCGATAAAGCCCATGTAAGCATATATAAATCCGCTGAGACCTATGATTGGTGCGAATGATGCAAAAGGATAGCTTACGGCTATGAGATAGAATGCTACCATGTGACCGATACCGCAAGGGATTGCTCTGTAACATTGGTGAAACACATAGAGGTTGATGGCTGCATGAAAGATGTTCTGATGGAAGAAAGGGTAGCTTAGTCGGTTCTGAATAGAGCAACCTTCAAAGAGACCCATGCCATCATATCCTATGAGCGTGATACATATTATTATAATGTACCCTGCATAAAGCGCAATCTTCTCTGACGAAGTTCGTAACATCTTCTCTTCTCCTCCTTCCTCACCCGATGAAGTATGACGTGCATGGATTTTGGAGTGAGATAGAAACTCGGTGCTTCCTGATTGCACACATGCCAAATGGCATCCATCTTGGTGAGAGAAGGATGCTCCTTGGAATAAATCTTGTATCTTCGGTAAATCTCCTGAAACATTGCTCTTTTCTGCGGATTCATGCTGCTGATGGATTTTCCGTTAAGCATATTAAGAATGACGTTGTATGCTCGGTCGGAAGAAACCCAAAAACGTTTGCTTGGAGATTGCAATAGTCTTCGCTCAATCTCCAAGAGGCCGATATTGTCTCTTACTGATATAATCTCTTTGTAAGCCCTCAATATGTCAGCGTCACGTTCCTTTGTAAAGTCACATCGTGAGCCTTTATGTTTCATATATATAAGGCAAAGATACACAAATGTATTGAAATAACCAAATTAATTGGATACAATTAAGTATAGTTAACGGATAAGATTAATAATAAGTTGAAAAGCGTTATTTTTGTGCATTGATTTATAAATTTATACATATATATATATGAACAAAAATATAAATACAGAGCAGAATGCTGGTGCTGCTAAACAACAAGATACAAAGACCAAGAGAGACTTGGCTTTGGAACGCTTGAAGACCAGACATCCCGACACCGAGTATGCAGACGATGAGTCTATCTATGGAGCCATCAATGACGATTATGATGCCGACCAGAAGGCTTTGCAGGGTTACAAGGATAACGAAAAGGCGATGGGCGATTGGCTGGGTAGTGACCCTGAGGCGGCTACCTTCCTTCAAGCGATGAAGGCTGGCAAGAGCCCTTACGCTGAGTTGATTCGCACGCATGGCGAGGATGCCATTGATTACTATTCAGACCCTGACAATGCGGATGAGATTGCATCGGCTCAGTCGGAGTTCTTGCAGAATGCTGCCAACGGCAAGAAATTGCAGGAGGAGTATGACAAGAATATGCCATCCAGCTATGAAGTCTTCGACAAATTGGAAGAGAAGTATGGCGAGGAAGCGGTGAACAATGCTATTGACCAATGCTTTCAGACTATGCGCAATGTGGTGACTGGCAAGTTTACAGAGGAAATGATTACTGCGTTCATCAAGGCAAAGAACCATGATACCGATGTGGCTGATGCGGCACATGAGGGTGAAGTTCGTGGCAAGAACAGCAAGCACTTCAAGAACCTTGAACTGAGAAAGAAGGGCGATGGTACTGCCGACCTTGATTCTGCCAATGCAGAGACCAAGCCAACGGATAACCAGCCTGACCTTGGGGCGCTTGGTAGGGTATCACGTAGAGGTAACATCTGGGAGCGTGGGCACGAGAAAAGAACACGTATTCGATAATGTGATAAGGTAAAAAGATAATTTATATGTTTAATTAATATTCAGAATAACAATGAAGAAAAGTAAATTTAATCGGCTGCTTTCCATTTTTCTGATGGTTATGGCGGTTATTTTTGGTGTGAATGGTCAGGTCGTTATGGCTGAGGCGGCTCTGCCTGATGGCGGTACGTCCGAAAGTGGTCATGCTGCTGAGGCTGGCGGTGCTACCGCTGCCGATGATGCTGGCAATGGTGGCGCAGCCCGTCAGGATGACGGTATTGCAACCGAAGGCAAAGGTCGTGAACACTTCAATGAGAATGGCACGGAGTTCTATGAGAACGACATCAACGACAAGATTACTAAGATTCGTCCGATGGCTACTCCTGTTGACCAGATTTCACGCTATGCGACAACCAAGTCTGCCAGTTCATTTGTTGTAGAATACTGGAGTATCGGTACACGTCCTATCAAGACTACCGTCAAGGAAACAACTGTTGAGAGTACTGGTACATCTATGGTATTGAAGGTAGAAGACCCTGAAATGTTTACACTGGATGATACCATCCGAGTTGTAGGTGTTAAGGCGATTACCAACTACAAGAATCAGGCTTATGCAGACCTTACCGATGAACCTACTCCTGATTTGGAACTTTGTGTGTGTGGAAAGGATAATGAGGGTTATCCTATTGTGTATGCAGTAAATGGTAAATTGGTTAAGAAACAGCCTATTGGCGTTCCAGCCTTACAGAAGGGTCAGAAGCTCATTCGTATGGCGAAGAGTTGCGGTGAGTTGGACGTACAGACAGGTCGTTTCAACAACCTTCCTGCTTCTGAGACTCAGTTCTGCCAGAACTTCATGATTCAGATTGAGGAGAGTACCTTCAATAAGATTGCTGCTAAGCGAGTAGATTGGGACTTCTCTGATATTGAGGAGGATAGTATCTACGATATGCGTCTTGCTATGGAGGGTACTTATCTCTTCGGTGATATGGCTTGTATCAAACATACCACCAAGAACAACTCTGCCCAGTGGTTTACAAAGGGTATCTGGTGGATGGCTGGAAAGGATATTGAGGTAGGTCATGTTGCTACTGCCGATGATATGAAGAAGGGTTACAACAAGAACGAGCGAGTGATTACCGATTTGGAGTTGGTTGACATTTCCAAGGATTTGTTCGTTGGTACTGGTATCGGCAACAAGCGCAAGGTGATTATCGCTGGCTCAGACTTCGTGAGCGCATTCAGTAAGATTAATTCTGATAAATTCCGCTTGAAAGACACCGTTGAGGTTTGGAACTTGAAGTTCAAGAGTTGGGAGACCGACTTTGGTGAGGTGCTGATGATTCACTCTGAGTTGTTCGACCTCTTTGATATGAGTGACTGCGGCTTCGCTCTTGACCCAGAGTTCTTGGTTAAGCGAGTACACTTGTCTTGGACACGTAACGTACTCGACTTGAAGAAGGCTGGCATCCGTAACACCGATGCGGTAGTTATTCAGGAGGTAGCTTGTCTGTACTTGAAGTACCCTAAGGCACACGCTCGTATGCGCCTTGCTGCGGTTCCTGCAACAGATAGCATGTCTGAAACTGGCGAGACAAAGGCTGCTGCCTAACAGCAAGTAGAATTGCAAATTTATTCATCAAATAGTGAGGGGTGTGGGCACTTGCCCCATCCCTTTTTTAGTAACACATATATAATAAGGTATAATCATGTTTAAGAAATATCAAGCTGGTTCGGATTTGGCATTCAGCGTTATGGTAGGTAACGAGCGGATGCGTATTAATTTCGAGGGTAAAACAATGGGTAGTAGCATCTATATGACAAGAGACCCAAAGGTACAGAAGGCTATCGAGTCACATTATTGGTTCAACGACAAGTTCTTCTTGGTGGAGAGTATTGACGAGAAGAAGGAAGCTGCGGAAGCCAAGAAGAAGGCTGCTGCCAAGGCAAAGAAGAAGGTGGCTGACGAGAAGAAGACCCACGTAGTGACTGACGTTGAGGATGCCAAGGACTATCTGGCTGAGACTTATGGTGTGAGCCGTTCCAAGATGAAGACCAAGGAAGACATCTTGGCTATTGCAAATGAAAAGGGTGTTGAACTAGAAGGCTTAGAGTAATGGTAGAATATGCTGTGTCTGATTTAGTGAAAGAGGTGAAGGTGCTCTTGGATAGAAACCAAGAGTCTGCTGGCTTGCTGGCTCCTAGCGATTCTGATACACTCTCGCAAGCAGAACTTATTGAGAGTAAAATCGTAGATGCAGCAAGAATCATTCTTTCGGATGCTCCTGAGGATATGGTGGAAGGTACTTCGTGTGCGAATGATGTAACGTGGGCGGATAGCAACGGCTATTACGTGGGTAATATGGTTTTGCCTACCGATATGCTGAGAATCCTTTCTGTGAAGGCAGAAGGCTGGAACCGTCCTGCCGAAATCATTTCAGAGAGTGATGATGCCTACAAGTATCAGAACTGCAAATATGGAGTCAGGGGAAATCCTGAGCGACCGATTGCGGCTATCGTGCATACGGCTAACGGCAAGAGTATCGAACTATATACTAGTAAAAAGAAGGATGCTACATTGGCATTCATCTACGTTCAGGTTCCATCTATCACTGACGAACAGAAAATAAGTTTGCCTTCCGTCCTGAAAGATTCTATTCTTTACATGGCTGGCTATCTGACGTGCATCAGCCTTGGAGATACAGATACTGCAAGCGGATTCCTCGGTGTAGCGAGAAAGTTGGCACATATTGTTGAACCTACGGAAACATCATAAACTATGGCGAAGAAGAAAGAAGAAACCAAACTGCTATCGTTGAGCAGGGTGCTTGACAAGGAAGAACTGGATAGCGTGAAGGCATCCAAGAACCGATTTGACAAGCCTTATGATCGTGCCTTCTCTATCTTGCTGGAGGCTCAGCGATATTACAATAACATGGATAACTTCCGAAAGCGAAGACAGAGAAACAAGCGATATTGCTATGGAGACCAGTGGGGAGATACCATTGAGTTCAAAAGCAAGTGTGGCTTTAAAAAGCGTATCAAGGAGGAAGACTATATCCGTGAGCAGGGTAGCGAACCATTGAAGAACAACCTTATCCGTAGATTGGTGAAGAATGTACTGGGTGTATATCGCTCACAGAGCAAGGAACCTACGTGCAATGCTAGAGATAAGGATGAGAAACGATATGGTGAGACCATGAGCGTGGTGCTGCAATGTAACCGACAACTGAACCGAGAGACGGAACTGGATGCACGAACCATGGAAGAGTTCCTGATAAGCGGTGCTGCTATCTATAAGAAAAAGTATGGATGGCGAAGAGGTAGGTTGGATTGCTGGACGGACTACGTGAACCCGAACAATTTCTTCATAGATAATAATATGAGAGATTTCCGTGGTTGGGACGTGAGGTGCTTGGGCGAGGTGCATGACATTACCATCGGCAACGTACTGAGAGAGTTTGCCAAGTCTCCTGCTGAGGCTCGTAAGTTGAAGGAAATATACAGATTGGCGGCTAATAGAGATTTTGTGATTGCAGACTGTACTCAGCGATTCGGTGAGTTCGACCCTAAGACCATCGACTTTATGAATCCTGCCAACCCTTCGCTCTGCCGAGTGATTGAGGTCTGGCGCAAGGAGAGTAAACCGAGATACCGATGTCATGACTACAACAATGGTGACGATTTCAAGATTGATATTGAGGATAAGGCTGATATTGTAGATGCAGAGAACAAAGACAGAATCAGGCGAGGAATGGCTGCTGGCATGCTGGAAGAGGATATTCCTCTGATTGATGCCGAGTGGTTTATGGATGATTACTGGCATTTCTACTACCTTTCTCCATTTGGTGATATTCTGAGAGAAGGCGAGACCCCTTATGCTCATGGTGAGCATCCATACTGCTTTAAGTTCTATCCGTTTATTGATGGCGAGATTCACAGCTTCGTGGAAGATGTGATTGACCAGCAGAGATACGTGAACCGACTTATCACGATGTATGACTTCATCATGCGTGCGAGTGCCAAGGGTGTGCTGCTCTGTCCTGAGGATTGTCTTCCTGATGATATGAGTTGGGATGATTTCTGCGATGAGTGGAGTAGGTTCAATGGTGTGGTGAGATACAAGCCAAACAAGAGCGGTCAGGTTCCTCAGCAAGTGGCGAACAATTCTACGAATATCGGTATCGGTGATTTGCTCAGTTATCAGTTGAAGTTCTTCGAGGATATATCGGGAGTGAATGGTGCGCTGCAAGGGAAACCAGGAGTATCAGGTACGAGCGGTTCGCTTTATGCCCAGCAGACACAGAATGCTACCATGTCGCTGCTTGATATTTTGGAGACTTTCAGCCAGTTTATCATTGATGGTGCTTACAAGACCGTGAAGAATATGCAGCAGTACTACGATGTGGCTCGCAACTTCAATATCGTGGGTAGGGCAGGACAGATTGTGCGCTATGACCCTAAGAAGATTAGAGACGTGGAGTTTGACATCAATATAACGGAAAGTACGGCTACTCCTGTTTATAGACAGATGGCAAATGAGTTCCTTATGACCTTGTGGCAGAATCAGGCTATCACGCTGGAGCAGTTGCTGCAAGTAGGAGATTTCCCATTTGGAGAGGAGTTGCTGCAATCGGTTGCATCCAACCAGCAAGCCATTCAGAATGGTGAGACTCCACAAGGATTCTCTCCTCAGTTGCAAGCACAAGTGGATCAGGCATCACAGAGCAACCCAAAGGCTCAGGCGATGTTGCAGCAGATGATGAGCGGTCAGGGGGTGAGTCCTGACGGACAGACCCCACCGCTTGCTGCTTAATTTAGTTATTAATTTAATAAATAATAGTATGATTGCAGATAAACCAAGCGACAAGGAATGGTATGGCAACGGAAAACCCGATACCAGCCAAGGTAGCAATCCCAATAATGGTATAGCTACGGAGACTAAAGGTAGGGAAGATAAGCCCGAACTTTACGAGAATGATGTACTCGGCAAGGTGTCGAAACGCAAGAAAAACGACATCTGGGCGAGGGGCAAAGAGAAACGAACCAAATATAAGGACGAATAAAGAAAGGAGGTGTTTTTATCGTAACTGTATTTGTTTGATACTCAGATAGCTACAGGGATATTTGCGAGTTTATGGTGCTGCGTTGAAGATATTCTTATCTTTGCAGCATCATAAACTTTTAAATTTTATAGGTATGAATTTCGTAGAGTTTGTCGAAAAGTATCAGCGGGATATGACTCCTGAACAGATGTTGAGTATAGCTAAGGCTATCGGTAAGTATCTTTCGTACAGGTTGAGCGATGTAGAGGTGCATCATCTTTGTGCGATGGTGCATGGTGTTTTGAGTGAAGAACATTTTGACAAGTACTTTGCTGATGATGCTATCAGTAAGATGTGGTATGAGGACGCTGACGGAACCAAGCACATGGCTCCTTTCTTCACGGATGAAGAGATAAAGGAGATTTTCGATAAACATAAGGATGATATATCAGACTATACCATCCATGATTTGGCGGTAACTATGAATTTACTGAGGAGTGACCATCATGTTCTGCTGGAGCGATATAGTGGGGATGCAGAGGAGTTGAAGGGAATGGTAGTGTTGATGGCGATAGAATACCTTCAAGACCCAGACTGTTTGCATCCAACGAGCAAGATATGGCATAACATTAACGGATAAGATGATGAATTGAAAGGCATAACTTATCTTTGCGTATTATTAATATTTTAAAAAAAGATAAGTTATGTCTCCAAACGTGCGTGAAGGATTGCAATATAGTGCAGCTATAGGAATGCTTTTGAGCGGTGTTGTACTCACATTCCTATCATTCTTTCTCAACAATTATGTAGTGTCGGATGGTGTGCTTTGGTACGTCAGCCAGACTTTGGTTTACTCTGGGGCGATATTCGGGGTAAACGTTTATTTCAAAACAAAATTGGGCAACTTTGAAAGCAGGGTTAAAAGTGAACTTGCGAGTATAATGAAACAGGTAAAGGAGGGTAAGTAATGAAGGTAACAAGAGAACAGATTTTGGCGATTATGCCGAATGCAAAAGATAAGGTGGACGCTTTTTTGCCTTACATCAATGGTTATGCTGAGGTGTTTCATATTGATACTCCTAAGCGTATGGCTCATTTCTTGGCTCAGATTGCTCATGAGAGTGGCGAACTGAGATACACTAAGGAACTCGGCAATAAGAACTACTTTCACAAGTATGATGTAGGCGAGTTGAAAAATATGCTCGGGAACCTGAAAGATGGTGATGGGTATAAGTATCGTGGTAGAGGATTGATACAGATTACTGGCAGGGCAAACTATCAGGCATTTCAGAACAGCAAATATTGCTCTGATGATATTATGGAAAACCCTCAGTTGTTAGAGCTTCCCCTGTTGGCAACCAAGAGTGCGATGTGGTGGTGGTGGAAACACGACCTGAACAAACTGGCTGATAGTGATAGTTTCGTGGCTATTACCAAGACCATCAATGGTGGAACTAACGGCTTGGAATCAAGGCGAAAGTTCCTAACAAGAGCAAAGAAGGCTTTCAAAATTCGTCTATGAAAACAAACTGGTATGATACTTATTTTTGGCAAGTAGCACTCTACGTGATAAGCCTCTTGCTGGTGGCATTTCTTCTGTCTGGATGCAAAACAAAGTACATTCCGATGGAAAAAATTGTATATCAGAATGTGATAAAACACGATACGCTGCATACTTCTGACAGCGTTTTCGTACGTGATTCAATCTTCCTCAGACAGAAGGGAGATACTTGCTTTCTTGACCGATGGCATGAGAAGACCGTCTATAAGAATGTGTATAAGGTGAAGGTGGATTCCTTCTTGAAAAGAGATTCTATCCCAGTACCCTATCCAGTAGAAAAACAACTCTCAAAGTGGGAGCGGATTCGGTTGAAGTATGCAGTGTGGTCGTTTGGCGCACTCTGTATGCTGCTCATCATATTAGGTTATAAACTCTATAAAAAGATAAAGAATGGCAGATTTCACATTGACAATCAAGAAAAATGACATCTATGAAGAGGTGGCGAAGACCACTGCCTACATAGGCAAGAAGACAACCGTAGAGGATGGCAAATCGGCTTTTGATCAGATATTCGTGACGGAAGCAGACTTGGCAATGATAGAGCGGTTCTTCAACGAGTCGTTAGATGCGCTAAGAAATGTTCTGAAACGATTTATCTCAGGTGGCTCAGGAGTAGATGGAACCATCAACTGGGAACTAGAGATGCCAAGCAGATTCGATGGCAACCTACTCAGTTCCATCAACTCGTCAGCCAACTCGTTCTTGGTAAACAGCATTATCGGAAAATGGTGCGAGATTGCCGCAAACGACAAGGTAAAGGAATATGCAGATAACGCTGCTGCATTATTGCTCGACATTAAGGATAAAGCGTTCTACAAAAAGAAACCGACACGAACAAAAATATCATAGTATGGCAAGAAAGAGTTTAACGATTACGTTGTATATGAGTGAACTCATTTACGACTTTCAGAATAAGGCGTTCCTTACAGGACGCAGTAGAAGAGCTGCCAGTATGGATGCTGAGGCGGCAAGTAATATTCAGGCGAGCGATGATGACGAAGACAAGAACCAGGCATTGCGTAGCATTCAGAATGCGTACAGTCAACTGCTTGTTGAGTTGAGTGAGTCAGTTCAAACAGACACAGGTACTACTGCGTCTAACGAGTTGATAAGTAGCGATACCAATATCACCATCAACCTCTCCCTTCCGTCTAACTATCCACTCGCCTTGAAGGATGCGCTTACCAGTTCCATCCATGACTACATTACCAACAAGGCATTGATGGACTGGTTTATCATTACCAACCCCAACGAGTCGAAGACTTATTCAGAACTGTCGATAGCTGCTATCAAGAATCTGCATGAGACCTTTAACAGACGTGAGAGGCCCAGCAGGACAGCTCCAAACGTATAATGAAGGAGGTTATCATGAAAGAATGCAGAGTATGCAACCTTGGGTACAAGGTGATGATAGAGCTTCAGAAGAAAGAGTTGGTTTTTGACATCAAGAATACTGCTGCCGTTTACGCAGATTCCATCTCCAGTTCGGTGGAGGATTCCCATTCTATCCATAATATCTATGATGTGGGCGAGGACGGAAATCGGGATAAACTGGCAAGGATTCTTGACTCAGCAGTAGAAGACTGCAACGAAATGCTTTTCAGATATACCAAGATGGAAATGCTTGGTGGCGGCTTTGATTCTAATGAGTGGGAAGAATGTATAGGTTCGCCTACAAACGAGGAAGAAGCCTACTACTTGGCGATGAGGATGCCACAAGGTTTCTCGAAGACAAGTGTGCATACCATGACGGTATATATTCATGATTACATTGTGAACCAATGTTTATATGAGTGGCTGATGATTGTTTATCCTGATGGTGCTGATAGGTTCTGGGCACTCGCTGAGGAGAAGAAACAGAAGATTAAGGAAGCAAGCAATCGGTCGGCTGGTAGGGCAAGAATTGCTTTGCATCCATTTTAGAATTAAACAAGGGTAGCTATCCATCACGGACTGCTACCCTTTATTTTTTATAATGAAAAAGAAAATTATTATCTAAGTTTATTCTGTAATCTTTCTTGGAACTTAGCAGATAGACCGCTTATAGATTCGTTGGGGGCAAGTTTGCCAATAAGCGCAATCCTGAAATATTTGTATGGAGAGCCTACAAGGCTTCTGAGAAATATATCAACAGAAGAACTAATGTAATACCAATTAACAAGGTCGTTACTCCCGAACAGAACCATTCCGCATTTCCATTCCCGAATGCTGCTGAAATATCCTCTTGTGATGCAATCGAACATAGTCTTATAGACCTCTTGCCCAAGCGTTAAAGGACGGCTGCAAAGAAAGAACGGAACGCTTTCCGTTGGCTCCTTCACGTACACATCAAGAATTTTTCCAGCCTTGTCTGTAGCGTATGACTCAGGATATATATTCACTCGCTTGTTGAAGACATTGTGCATGGTTCCCCACATCTTACTTTTCAATGAGTAAACGTAAGCATAAGTATAGTTCGGGTTGAAGACGATGATACGACTATCGTAATAGTCGTAAATCATATTAGCTTCTTCGAGATACTTGCGAAAATGGACATACTTCACGTCTGACTCAGGAATTTTACCTAGCGCAAGGAGTTTATTCGGATAGGTCTTGTCCTTTGTTGAGTGTGAGTAGATAGATAGAAAATCGAAAGGATAATCATTCAGTGCGTCTGTTATACACTCAGATTCTCGTCCTCGCTGCATCATAATACCTCGCTCGGTAGAGAATAGGACGGCATCGTCTATCTGTAGTATTCCTTTTGGGTTGGAACAAATCTCACGGTTGGCAGGCTGGCGAGCATCGTATGTTCCTTCACCATTTGTCATAAGTACCCATACTCCTTCATCCGTGAAAGCGTAGAGTGGTGCCTCTCCAAACTGTCCTTCGCTGATAGGTCTGGTATTCGCTGACAGAGCATTGATGATTGATGAGCCTACTTGAACAGTATTCTTGACAGGGAAAACAAGAGGGTTCTCAGCTTCGCTGACCTTGACAATGTTTTGTGAAATGTTCAATCCTTCATCTTTGTTCTCGTTATATTTGTCGTAAATTGATTGCCATGTGGATTTAGTTATTTTTTGAAAATCCGATTCGTCTATATAGTCATTTTTAGAAATACTTATGCTTAAATTGTGATTTTCAACATTACTAAATGTTGGGTTGTAACTATAATAGGTATTGCTATCTTTTTTTATATAGAATATGGCACTTGCATTTGAAAGAGGAATAGAAATAACTCGATTGCATCTTATTGGGAATCCTGTATTGATATATATATTTTTTTGTCCGTAATTTTCCTGTTTGCTAATAATAGCAATGCAATCATAATATTTATAATTGTTATAAGCTTCATTATACTTTATAAGGTATATAGGATTGAGTCTTTGTTTTACGTTTCCTAAGTGCAATCTATTGTTATATACTAATGCTGTTTTTGCTCCATAAGTATATTGTAAGCTTGCTAACGATATTGTTTCTTCTGTTTTTAGAGGTCTGATTATGTCTTTATATTTTCCAAGGTCACTTTTTTCTAGAGATAGAACTTTATATAAAACAGTTTCGTCTATTGCTTTTGCAAAGGATGAAGTTGTTTTCTTAGTCAATGTAATAGTACCTGACTGTCCAGTATAGTAAGTGTCTTCTCCATATTGGTCAATTTTATATTCTTTATCAAGTATTACATCAGGAATACCTTCGGACAAGAAAATGTCTATACTTTGAACCAAATTCAAAATATTGCTATTACTAACATACGCTGTTGCAGACATTTTAAAAAAACTGAATGTTCCTTCTATAGAAGGAACTCCGTCACCAGCACTGTTTGTATGGAATGATAGAACATTGGGAGTAACACCGCTTCCAATAGTAAATAGGCTGGAGGCACGAATGTATGTGCCATCATACAGCTTAATTGCAGCTACCCCAAAAACTGTATATTTAAACCAATTAGTTCCTAATGTTTCTAATTTTTTGTTAGCTGCTGCATCTAGGGCATAGAAAAGTTTGCTAGTTCCATTGTTGTTTGTTTTTGTAAAATATAGACTATCACCTTTGGCTGCATTGTAGAAACAATTAATAAAATCTTCTTTATCCATTGTTCCTTTGTATGTGTCATTTAAAGTAGTATCATTACCATATAAATGAAATTGAAAAGAAAAATCATTAGAATTGAAAATGGTGTATGTAGTGCCATTCCAAAATGCATATATGATGAAATTTTCATTTATAAAGCAAAGTAAATTACCTATAGAGCATACGCTGTTAATCTTATCTGTTGTTAATGATAGGTAATGTTCTTCGGCATCTATATTTTTTTCTATCCAGTACCAAGTATCATCTGATTTACGGATGATGTAGTGAGAGTGAATCGCTTCATCGTGTGTTACCTTATGTACCAGTTCGATGGTGTCGTCTGCATCAAGCGTGATATTTTGCTCAGCTACCACAGGCTGATGAATAGGGTGTAGTGCCCCATCCTCGTTGATGAGGTTGAGGCAGGTTGCCAACTCCCCATCCTGGCAATCATAATCGGATGGTGAGTTGGCGAGTCCTTTGAAAATTACTTCTTGTCTTGCCATGTGCTTGAATTTAAGTTTGGTCGAATGATTTCGTAGTATGGCTCGCCTTTGCCTGACTTGCGTGGAATACAGGTCAGGCGAACCATTCTGTTGAGCGGAAGATTGTACTCGTCAAGGATGGCGGTGATGGAAGGTAGGTCACTTCGGAATCCCACCTTCTTATGCTCCTGATTGAATTGAAGCTGAGTGAAGGCGGTGTTTGCCTTGCAAAGTTCTTCCCAGTCCTCACGCATACAGAATCCGTATGTTCCTCTGTCTGATAACCTGAACACGAAGACGGAATGGTCTGTACGTTCCTTCTGCATGATATGATCGTAGATACCCTTGGAGAGTGTGACAGAGTTCGCTCTTCCGTCCAGTATCACAAAATTGTTGCGATGTCTGAAACCATTGACTTTATCTATTATATATTTGAATTTCATAGCACAAATATAATAAGTAAATTGATGATATATATATTATCTATTAACTTTATCTTCGATACTACTTATTTGCTAGTTCTTTCGCTTCTTCAAGTGATACTGGCTTTCCGCTAAGAGGAATACGAAAATCGAACTTAGAACGGAAAGAGTAGTAGCCTACGAAATCGAAGCTCTGCTTCATTCTCTCATCTGTGGTGATGTACTTCTTGTAAGCCTTCACTTCCTTTTCTGAGCGATAGATGGTAGAGTTGACGAAGTAAGAACTGGTTCCCTTGTTTGCGATAACTGCAATAAAGAACTGCTTGCCAAGGAATTTCTCCTTGATACGTTGGATAATTGAGATTTTCTTTGTATTCATACTGTAAATCTGATTAATTATTATGATGAGTGCAGATAGGCTGCACTATTCTATTCCGCAAGATACGATACAATCTTCTGTGTTGATACCACGATAGTATTCACATCGCTGGCAAGCAAGGCTGCCAACCGTCAGGATTTCGTGAGTGTATCTGCCTTGTATGGCGAAAGGGCATGGAGTGGTGTACTCGAAGTGCCCTCCTATAAATTCGTTGACGTTATATTTTGGATATTTCATATCTACATTGTCTTATTTACGATTTCTCTGATAAGTGAGATAGTGCAAGAAGGTTTGAACCACATTGATTCTAGACGTTCAGTGGCTTCGATAGCTAGATTACTGATAGAGCTAAATTTTTCTCTAGCACGTCTTTTTAGCTCAGCGTTTTCTGCTCTAACCTTGTCTCTTTCCGCTTTGAGATTCTTGATTTCATTTCCAAACTTTTCGTCTAGCTTACCCTTCTTCTCCTCGTACTCTTGTTCGAGTTTGCTCTTCTTTTCAGAATACTCGCTTTCAAGAGAATTTACCTTCCTGCTGTAGTTGTCAGCTTGCTCATTATGGAAACGAATAGATGCCTCTATAGCATCCTTCATCTTATCCTCAATCTTCACACGAACGTCCTCAAAGTTGATGTAGTTTTCAGACACGACAATCTCTTTTGACTGTTCGCTATCGTATATAGGTCTTCCTTGAAGATGGTCGTAATACGAAAAACGTCCAGATTCTTTCTGTTCCATCACCTTTCGGATTATAACTCTGGAGCCATCCTTACAGCCTTTAAGTTCTTCCTCCAGCTGCTTGACTCTCTCTTCCAACTCCTTGTTACGATTGCGCATGGCATCGTACTCGGATAATTCAATGTGTAATGTTGACATATTTTAATTATTTATTATATTACATACGCTTTACATACGAGCATAGATTTTCTAAACAGACTCCTAAGATTCTAAAACTCTCCTTTAATCTATCTAGTGATTCGCCCATATCTTGATGTATTTTAATAGATATTCTATGATTCTCTAATGACTGCTCTAGTAGTTCATCCATACGCTTATTTTTTAATCAGTTTATACATTTTTTCAAGCACCTCGGTTGATAGCTTTCCAAAAGGGTAGTCGTGTATTTTACATAAAAGTTCTTTTCTGTGCTCGAACTCTAAAATACGTTCTTGTGTAGCCTCACGTATGTATGGTGGAGGATTGCTTATGGCACCTACCATAGTTCCGTCTTTCTTTCGGAACTTGTCGCCACCAACGGTGCAGACAAAATTTTTGAACAGCCGCTTGACCTCACACATACTTTGCACATTGTCAAAGTACAGGATAACCTTGTCTCCTACCTTAATGTCTTCTAGATTTTCCATACTCAGAATGTTTTAATCATTATATTTCTGTCTCTTCTTAACTCAGCGTTAAACTTTCGCTTATCTCTTAGGTTCGGCTTGTAGTCCGTCTTATGGCAACCACACTGCCCAACACGAAACCAATAGTCTATCTTTCTGAGATTGATTGCGAAACTATACTTCTTTTTCATTTCTCACCTTCCTTTCTGTCGTATATTGAGCCACAGACCACACAGCCCTTGCTTAAAGCAGGGAGTTTGAATATAAATGTATTTTCTCCAATGTAAGAAGCCGCAAATTCACTATTGACATATCCTACTTCATACATAGGAAATCTTTTTTCTGCCAGAAGGTCTCCCTCGAAGATGTCATTTTCATCCTGATCTTTCAGCCCCGTGAACTGGCAGACAGTGGAAGGGTCAACAGAAAAAGCACCGCCACCTTCTATGGGAACTATGATAGCACCATTCTCGTAGGAATGCAGCAAGTCTCCGATTGCCCATCCTTTTCCGTCAAGACGCTTAGCCTTGAACTTTATGTTTTCTATTTTCATATTTATATGTTTATATAAAGTCTAAATAGACTGTTGTTTTTGCTTTATTAACGTTGTTGTTGTTATTGTTATAAAAATAATCACTACCTTTGCAGCGTGAATTAGAAAATGAGGCAAACAACCTCTTGGCGAAATAGCCAAAATAAAAGTCTCCTTGCCGCTTGCTTGAAAGACATTTCCCCCAGTCCAGTGCTGGGGTTTTTCTTTGTATGGCGGCTCCATGCAAGGTGCTCAAAGCAAATCCGCTTTTGAGTATAATGCCAGAAAGGAGGTTGATGCCTCATGGAAAACTCTAATTCACAAGAAAGCAACATGAAAGAAGTATTTTGCCGATACATTTGTAGGGCGGGTAAGATTATCTATCCCAAAAATGGCAAATACTTTCATTTCTTTGTAATGGCGTAAACGTTGCGCTAATGTGCTTTCGGGGAGGTGCTCACTGGAGACACCTCCTTTTTATTTAAGTTCTACTGGTTCATCATTCCAAGATAATTCTCTTCCGATGAGCTTCTTGATAGAGCCTTTGGGAATATGAATGAAGCCATTTAAACAACTTGATTTCCAATATGAACCATAATTAGGGTCGGTTCGTCTATATGGCTTTTGAGTACATATGCTCTCTGTACCATCTTTGTCAACTGCTATCCACGCCATATTTACTCCTCCAATTTATCTATTTTGTGCCAATAGGCTATTTTCTCGCTGTGTAAATTGAAATTCAAGATAAATCCATTATCGTCCATAATTTCCTTACTGATCCTATCTCTTGGAATCTTACTTCTGTAAGATACATTCATATATCCTCCCTTTGTTCTGGCAACAACATTTTCACCAAACTCAGGCAATCTATCCTCAATAGAAATCCAATCAGACTTGGAGAGTTCTTTGATGGCTTCATTAAAACACTCTCTAGCATCATCTTCATACGAAGTGATATAGGAACTTCTATTCCAATTGGATATACCTTTCTTTATCAACTCTATTACTTTATTCTTATCCATAGTTAATCATTTTGTTGGTTTATTCCACAAAGAATAGAAGTCTTCAATAACTCTGAAAGAGCGGAAGACTTTTTAATATCTGATATTTTCAGATTTCTCATTTTCTTCTTATCCATAGTTCTATGTATGTTTAATTAGTTAATCATTACTTACTTTATGCACGAAGGCGTTAAACATCTATTTGATTTGCACACTCTTCTGTTTCATCAGGAACAGATAACTGATTCCACATATCACACTTATCTTTATCATTGTAGATACAAGGTCTGTGACAGATTCCTCTAATATCTTCTCTTAACATACTACACCTCCATTTCGTGATTAATACCTAGACCAAAGAGGAGGTGCTGGAGTTCGTGAACATACTTAATGTATGTAATTTGTGTGCATGACTTGTTGTAAGTAAACGGATATACATCAAACTCCTTACCGATACCTTTTTCTATGTAGATAGGAAAATATCCATATTCTTCAATATCGGGTTTTGTATATACCCAATGACTATTCAGTATTCCTCTGCTCATCACTTTTTTCTTCCATCCATTCTTTTCTAGAATCTCTGATGTAATAGGGATAGGCACAATGTGCTTAACCCAAGTTGAAGTCTCGACAAAATTCTCTTTATCCTCTTTCGTGACGGCATCCAAGGTTACTACACCTTTGTTGATAGTGCCATCTTTAAGGGTGAGTGTTCTATTAGTGTCACTCGCTGTAACAACGTATGCGACACCTTTCTTCGTTCCTATTGGCAATCCATCTGTCATTACCAAATCACCAGGAATATACTTTACTTCTTCCATAACACTTGTTCTTTCAGTAAATCATTTATGTATAACCAACTATCAAAGTTTTCCATAAAGGCTCTGTGACACATAGTATTACAAGCCCACCCATCTGTTAGCCAGTATGTACACAATTCAGTACTTTTGTTCTTGTATTTAACCAAGCAGGCTACGTATATTTCTCCATTAGGTATTTTTGGCTCTTCCCTTGCAGGATGCCAGAGGTTATCTAAGAACCAGTCAATGCCTTTATGGAAGCCATTCTTAAAAGTGTTCTTTATTATCGGAATATCTTTTGTGTATTCCTTTTCCACAACCACCTTAGCAGCATCTTTTATCTTCTTTTCGTCTATCATAATCAATCATTTTTAAAACGTGATACATCAAACCAAAAACCATTATCTTTTACTCTGACAACGCACTTTAGCATTTTAGCCAAAAGTTCCATATTCATCACACATCTTTCTGTTACCAGATAAGTGTTCTTGTCTATTTTCTTAACAGACGATGCAAACTTTTTCATCGCCTTTTTCTGCTTTCTGTTTTTAGGGCGAAATTTCTGAGTTGAACAGAAAACAATAATCTTGTCATCTTTTCCGATTGCTATCTTATGCTGTGTAACAGCAGTGCCATCAACATTTACTGTTATAGTTTTGTACAGATTCTTTTCATCTATCATTCCTTGTTTCTGTTGAATGTTTTATAAAATTCATTATTTAGTCGCAAAACAAAAACAAAAATTCCTAGGAGTACAAATATTCCAAGTATCGTTTCAATCAATTCAAGATATAGTATCATCCCTCACCTCCTTTCCACTCATCAGTTGTACCTAAGAGGTGCTTGGTCTCCTCGTTGTAAGGGATGCACTTGTAGTAGATTAAACCTCCAACAGCACTATAAATAGTGGTACCATGAACCTTTCTTGTGTACGCAAACTGACATAGTTCCCAATATTTAGTGGAATCCTTCATCAAGCACCAATCCATAGGCTTAAACTCACACTTCTTAGGCAAGTCATAAATTTGCTTGGTGACTGGATTCCAACGCTTACCTTCCTTAGCCAAGGCTGAGAATAGTTGTTGCTTCTCTGAGTCAGTGGCTAGACGAATATTACCATTATATATACAACCAGACATAGCAAAAGTTTCATCTTTATCTATGTTAAGAACTTTATTATATATATCCATATATACATAACTATGCAAGATACCTTTTTCTTCTATTTTAGCTATGAATACTTCATTTCCAACCAAATTGGAATACAATATATCCCCATCCTTGAACTCAGGCTGTTTTTCAATCTCTATTGTCTCTAAGTTGAGCTTACAGCCATAATGTTCTTCAACTTTCTTGATAATTTCTTGTGCAATATTATCAGAGACTTTTCTAAAATCATTAGAAACAAGCCATAAGTTTCGTCTGCAAGTGCCGTCTTTATATTCAAAAGATGCTGAAAATTCTGTATAATCATCAGTATTAAAACCCTTGAAAACCACAAATCTTTCTTCATCTGTAAGCACATCACCCTCCTTCCAAGCGAACTTTGACCAGTCTTGCATCTGCTTGGATGGGAAAAGGCAGACTTCACCTGCTAGCGTGTACTTTCCAGTCTTAAAGAAAGACTTTTCTTCTGTTGAAGTAAATCCGTTGTGGATAGGAAAAACTCTTATACCACTATCTAATAAACGACTACATTTGCAATCTCCAAAGATAGGAGACCACAATTTTGTACCTACTGGCTTATCCTTTAGGATAGCCGATATATTAAGTTCTTTTTCCATAATTAACCTTTCTTATCAACAATACGTTTATAATTATCATACTCAGTTTCACTAACCTCTGCAAAGAAAGTAATTACAACATTTGTGTGTGATATTCCTCTTTGTTCTGCAAGGAACCGCATTTGTTCTGCTACAGGGAAGTGCTCATCTTTCGTAGAGAGAACCCCATCAATTACACCGCTAGGATTGCTATCAAAGATGGTAGCTACATAGTAATAACACTTCTTCATACTAATTTCTCATTATGTGACACTTAATAACCTTGTTTTTCGCAAGATGTAGTGAGTTGTTGATGTTCTTGATAAACTCTCGTTCCATCTGCTCAGGAAAGATGGGTTTGGTCGGCTTTGGGATGGTGATGGTAGCCTGAATCTTGCTACCATTACTCAAAGTCATTAAGCATCTTCTTGTAATCTGTTCTATCCCAAACATATTCTGTCCTCCTAATATTTATATCCGTGTAGGTACGGACGGGTTTCGTTGTACTTCATTTTCAACCTGATATGTTCCATCAGGTTGATATTGTTACTGTGGGCAATCGCAAAGATGTCTATTAGCATTTCCTGAAGATGTTTGGCGAGATACCAGTTTGGGGAATCATTCAAGTCACAGACTCCCATCTTTTCGATTTGTCTGTATAGGTCTTCTACTATATTACGCCCAAAGATAAATTTAGCCAATGCGTATTCATCTTTTATGTCTTTATCTCCCATGAGTTCGATTTTTTCGCTATCCATGATACTACCCAAGAGTGATAGAATACGAATAGCGATGTCGGCAAACTCAGACTCTACTGTGCCTTCCAATGTGTTTCGGTAGGCGGTCGGAATGTCCCTGCCCATTTCAATCTCGCTTTCATAGTCTTCGATTGAGCCATGTCTGTCCTTTCTGTCGGCTTGTAAAGCTTCGCTCATTTCTACAATGATGAACATCAGGTAGAATGTAGTATCAATACCAGTATCAGAGTAGAAGCCCTTGCTCTTTGCAGACTCATAGGCTTGTTTAGATAAGACCTCCAAGTCTTCCTTTGTAATTATTCCTAACTTTTCTTCCATATTGATTTTGATTTATAAATTTTTGATAGTATTTATTTGTTTCAATCCACATAGCTTTGCTATGACTTGATAGTGAATGCCGTATCGTTGAGCGTTCTGCACCATTCTATCTTTCCTTCTGCACATAATTCGTTGAGGGCTTGCTGCGGTTGATGGAATCCTCGGTTGATGATTTCTGCGGCAAGAACATGATTTGGAACGATGTGCGCTGCCTTACGCTCTTCCTGAATCTCAGCGATGATGGCTAAGATTTGTTCTTTTTCTGTCTTCATTTGGTGGGGAAGGTAAGAATGATACGTGAGTTACTTGTTGCTGGAACATTAATTGCTCCCAATTTCCGTTCATGTCTTGCTGGTACCACAAACCATCGTGCATTGTCCCGATGATTGGGTTGCCTTTGTACCATAGTACCATGGTCTTGTGGGCAAAGAGGGCTTTATGCGCTTTGCTGATGCGCTTGCCTATCTTGATATATCCGAAAATATCCATAAGCTAAAAGAGTGATAGCTGACCGCTCTTGTCGTGATAGTAATTCCCTGATGGAAATATCAGTTCCTCGAACATGGCAGTCAGGCAGTTGGTGACTATTGAGTTTCCTGCAAGTGCGTAGAGTTTGCTCTTACAGATAATGAGTTGACCAGACTTCTCCTTGCTCAGGAGTTTATCTATGTCAGCTTCATGCACTCCCATCAGGCGGAAACAATCTCTTGGAGTGTACTTCCTAATTTGGATGGAGTATTTCTTTCCGTTGGGAGCGGTGTGAATTATTTCTTTGTTCATGATGGTTACGAATGTCATGTTGGACGTATCGACGGTTGTCTTGATGGTAGGGGAGATTCCTTGCAAAACAGATTGGTTATAGAGGTCTAAGACTTGCCCCCCCATATCAGGATTGACCTTCCCTGATAGGAGTAGGGATTTCATACGTTTTCCTCCAGTTATCATATCTCTTTGACTATTAAGAATAATGGAATGCAGCCACCTCCGTGACCCATAGCAGAATTGAGAGTAGGGGAGATACCCTTGGTGGAATAGACTCTGGTCTGCTGCTCTATCCTGCCTTTGATTTGGAGATTTGCCAGCTTTATAATTTTGTCGCACATTATAATTTCTTGATGATTAAGACTGCGTTGGCTGCTCTGCCATCTTTTTATGTATATAGTTGGCAAAACCAGCCTTATAATAACCTTTACGGATGGTTCTACTTAAACCATCTACGTCTGAGTTGATGAGTAGTTTCATGCTTGTAACTTTTTGATTATCAATACCCCCCCCTTAGGGAAATGGTCAACACCAAGAAGATTGGCTATGCTGATTCCTGCACCAAACGATGATGTGATGGTCGGGGAGCATCCATCAGCAGTTTTCGGTATTGCTATCTTCGGGGTAGAGTTTTTCGATTGATTCATTGATGTCTGCTTTTGTGAGATACTTTTCGAGAAGAGGCTGGGATAGGAAATATTCGGGAGATACATCATCTTCCAATATGTCCTCAACCGTTGTCTCTAACTTGATAGGCGAAGGGAAGTGATACTCAGGGTTCGGCTCGTCTTCTGTTCTTAGGATGGAGATTACGAAGATACGTTCACGATTCTGTGGAATCCCATAGTCCTTAGAATTAAGAACCTTGTAAAATGACGTGTAGCCGAAAGAGTCTAAGTCTCTGAGATATTGGAAGAAGTACTTTCTCATCTTCTCTGACAGGAGTCCTTTCACGTTCTCCAACATCACATATTTCGGTTTCTTGACTGCCAGCATTCTCTTCTCCTGAAAGATGAGGGATGAACGTGTGCCGCTCCCTTCCTCGCCACCTTGCCTGAGACCTGCATTTGAGAAGTCTTGGCATGGAGAAGACCAACTGATGAAATCGAAGTCGGGAACCTCGTTCCAGTCAATTCTTGTCACGTCTCCGAAGTTAGGAATATCCCACCCATGCAAAAGTCTGTAGGCTTGAATAGCAGAAGGTTCTATCTCCGAATATCCTACTACCTTGAAGTCAAACTCAGGATGGTTCTCTTGAAGGTACTTGAAGGCGAGACTCTGGCTGCCATATCCTGCAAATGCCTCGAATACTCTGAGAGGATGCTGCTTGTTGTATTTGCTGATTGCTATCATCTTATTTATGTTTGCTGTTCCATTCTATACCCAAACGCTCCAACGTACCATTGTCACGATATATCTCCAACTGAGATTTACAGAAGCTCTTTGGATTATTTTCAAGGATTTCTATCATGCCAAAGATGCGTTGTCGAAGGGCTTGGTTCTTTACTTCGTCCGTATTCCGCTCCTGTTCTGCCCTTGTTTTGGAGATAAGTTGGCTTATCTCAGATGGTTGCTCGTTGATAACTGCTGGCGGTGGTGTCGCTCCGATAAGTTCGTCTTCCCATCCTCGCTGGTTGAGGAAAGTTTGGAAGTTCTTGCGATATTGCTTGTCGGATTTGGAGAGTACATAGAGAGGAATATACTCTATAGCTGCCTTGCGGTCTTTCTGGCTCATGGAGTTCCACTTCTTTTCGAGTTTTTCTTTGCAGCCTACCTTCTTGTCGTACAAGTTCCATGCTCGCTCAAAGGTGTATTCGTCTTTGACTTCCTTGGGAGGAGCCGTAACCTTGTAACCGTTTTCTTTAAGAAGTTGGATGGCTTGTCTGATTTCTTCTGTCATAGTTCACCATTTAGATAATTGTCGATAGCTTCCATAAATTCGTCTATAGAACGGATGATGATGTACTTTCCTCCGTGCCGCTCCGCTTCACACTGAAACACCTTCTGTTCTGGCTCTTGTCTGCCTTTCGGTGTCTTGTTTTCAATGCAGAGGAATCCATACTGAGAGGTGCGCTTCAGGAGCAGCATATCAGAAACTCCTGCCTTCATGCCTTCTTCTTTCAGCCATGCGGCTTGTCGTGAGGTTCGCTTGCCGCCATTTGGAACGGCAAAGAAGACACCTTCAAGGTCAGGATATACCCCACGGATATACCTGACCTCTGCGGCTTGCAAGTTGTGCTCATCATAGGATGAACGCTTGCGTATTTTCTTGCCTTCCTCTTCTAACTTTGCCTTGATTTCAGCGTATGATGTCATTACCAGTCTTCGTTGAAAAGGTCGTTGAGAGAAGCTTCACCCATCAGGCGGATGGCTTCCCTTGCAAGTTCTTCCGTCTTGAAATAGATTGCTCCTGCTTGGTATTTGTCATTGGCAAGAAAACAATACTCACCAGTACAATCCTTGCAAATTGTATAATGACTTGAGTAAGTAAAGTCAGGTTTCCATCCCTTGTTGAGATACTTGGCGATGTTCTGCAACTTATTGAAAGCGACCATACGTTTACACTGAGCTTCGGATGCGCAGTTGTTTATGTCGTTGTAGCTATTTTCATTTGTTATCGCATATAAGATACGGGTACCACCAACCCAATATGCAGTCTTTCCATAGCAGAGTTCTTTGAGAACATCATCATAAGTGATAGGCTTGTCTTCCTTGTCATCAGGAGCAGTCTCATGTTCCGTCTTCTTGCGAACCATCAACTTGCAATCCTCATCGAAGAAGAACTGGAGGTTATCAGGGGTAGGAACCTCGGTGGCTGTTCCGTCATTTTTGACGATAACAGAAGACTCTACATGGTTGCCAACCTTTTTGATTCCTGTGTGTGGCTCGTCATTTGGGTGGTCATTCTTTGCCGCCTTATCCATCAAGACACTGGCAATCATATCAGCACCCTTGCCAAGGAGTGCTCCAAAAATCATTTGAGCGAATGGAGATACCTCTGAATTGTTGTTGCGCTGACGATTATGTCTGTTGTTGCGCTTGTCGTTTCTACGTGTCATATCAACTATAATTTTGTAAAATGTTATTAAACTCGTCTTCTGTAACACCATTTGCTACCATGATGGTAAGAATGGTGTCTAATACCTTGGAATATACATCGTTAAAGGCTGGCTCATCCATCTTGGCGAATGAGATAGACTTGGCTCTCTCCAAGAACTTCTGTCCGTTGAGGTCGTAGAGCGGTTCGCTGAATCCTGATGTTATCAGAAGCTGCTCACGGAATGTGTCTATTGAGCGTAGGTTGGTGCGCTGCTGCTCTGTAAGACAATCCCATGCCGCACGGATAAGAGCGAAGAACTTGCGATGAAATTTGATGTTCCTTGGTCGGACGATATTCGCCTTGACGATGGAACCAACCTTTATCTTTTTCATTTCCTCGTAATCATCATCCGAGTATGGACGAAGACCGGTGGTTGTTCGTACAAGATGGATTTCCATACCTTATATTATTGGTTTGGGGCAGGGAAGGGAAGACCCTGCTGCTGACCACCTGCATATTGAGCGTTCTGCTGAATAGGTTGACCGCTTGCGTTAACCTGAGGGGGAAAAGTCTGCATCTGCTGCTGGATAGGTGCTGGCTGAGGTGGATAGTTGGCTGCTTGCTGCTGAGGAACCTGACCTATCTGACTCTGCATCATCTGTCCCTGCTGCTGTGCATTTGGTCGTTCCACCTTCCAACAATCCAACTGATTGAACCATCGTCCGTCTCTAGACTGATGTGCCTTCAATCCGATGTTTGCGGTGATGATTTCGCCTACCTGAATGTCGAACTGCTGAATCTTGTCAGAACCGTAAACTTGGATAACGGCTCTTGAAGGGTACTGCTGATTCAGTTCCTCAATAACATACTCTTGGGAACTCCATTGAGTTCCGTTTTGGGAAGTTCCCATCTGAACTTGCCCTGCTGCAATAATCTTGCCTGTAAACTTTACGTTCATATTTAACTAATTAAGTTTGATTCTTAACGATGGCTTGGTAGTCGTTTCTTTCAAATAACACTCGTAGTGGTCTGGCTCCGTATCTTTGAAAAGCTTCATGTCAAAGGTTTTCTTGGTGGTAGCCGCAACATAAGAGTAAGAGGCGATATTAGTCTTGATGGATTTCTGCTTGTTGTCCTCCATCATCTTCATTATCTTTTCCTTCAAGCCGTCCTGTACAATCTTCATTGCATCAATACGAGCAGTTATCAATCGATACTCCTGCTCTAGTGCCGAAAACTGCTCAGGAACTTCTACCTTATACTGATAGTCTGCATCGTCAGTAAGATAAGCGTTGATTAACTCATCTATCTGCTCATCTGATACTCTTGGTAGCGGCTGAAACTTGCTCTGTCCGTTCTTGAACCACATACAAACAATCTCCTTCACTTTCAGGTCGGGGTTCTGTTCCTCGAACCATTTAGCATAGATGGATAACTGGAGCGATACGTTGTCGTAGTGAAGGGTGGCGGTGGTCTTGTAGTCAACAAGATAGATATTGCCTTCATCGTCCGCAAAGATACCATCTATGGCTGATGCAAAGTTTTCTCCATCCGTTACAAGATACTCGGATGCGACATAGTGCAATCCGTATGAGACTAACATATCGGAGAAGGCTTGAAGCTCTTCTGTAGGGTTAGGGTACTTCTTGATGTCTGCATCGAAGATGGAGCAGAAGGTTTCAAAGGTGTTGTGGATGAGACCTCCACGCTCTGCTGCCTTCATCAGTACGGATTCTGGAATATTCTTGTAGGTGTCAGGGAATGCTTTTTTTATGAGCGTTCCTGTTACACCTTTCAGTTCCTTCTTGCCGAGGAAGTACTGATGAGATTCTTCAATGAATGTAACCTTCGGTTCGTTTAACGTGATTTTTTTTACTTCTGTCATTATTGTATTCCTAATTGTTTTTTCTTAGCTGAAACTGCTTGCATGAACTGAGGGTTGGCGGTAAGCGGCTTGTAAGTTTGGACTACCCATATCAGGTTGTCCTTATTAACACATCTACTCAGATACCACAAGCCTTCATTCAGGTCGTTTGGGTGATACTGGGGTGTTGCTGGCTGCTGGGTAGGTTGAGCGGCTTGTGCTTGTGGGCTTGCTTGCTGCTTCGATTTCTGATGCTGACCATCGTTGGTCGTATCGGAATCTGCATTATCGTCAATAGCCAAGAGTCCGTTGAGGGCATACTTCCTTGCATAGGATGATGAAGCTCCAGTAATCTGACTGCCGTCCATACCCTTCTTGGTTTCATCTTCTCTTGCCCATCCAGTGGATGTCTCGTACTCGCCCTTCTCATTCTTGATAGTAGCGGTAGCCTTCACGTAGATGCGGCTGCCAACCATTACAATATCATCTGTAATGATGAGGGTACATTTCTGCTTTGCTAGCAATGGCTTGACGGATTCAAGAATGTCCTCTGCCTTGCGATACTTGTAGCCACCGAACTTATTGTATTGTGTCTTCGGGGCTTTAAGTTCCGACTGGATTGTAATTAATTCCTTCATATCTAATTATGTATTAAGTTTATCAACCATGTCTCCACTCCCAATACTTACAGGAGTAATCTGTCCTTGGGTCTGCCTTTGGATCCTTGCATGAGCCATACAGCATGCAATCATGGCATCCCCTAGCTCTGAATGTTACCATAATCGTATTTTTTTAGAAATTAAAAAAGCCCGACTATTCTCACGAACCATCGGGATAAGTTATCAACTATAAAAATATGGTTTAAAAATGCAATCTATAATGTAGTTATGTACTTTCCATTGAAAATGGCGGTGGTGTCCGAGGCACTTAGTTCCACTTCACCACCGCCCCTAGTGAGCCGAGCCACGCTTTCGCCTAAGGACATCAACTAGGTTCCACTCTGCATTTATGGAGGCTTGTGACTCCCAGCACTAATTTCCGCACATATATAACAAAATTAAATATATGGGTTGCGAATTGCATCATCTATTCCAGATCGTGCTGGCTGCATTAGAACCGAATTGTAGTTGTGCGCTCCTACCTTTCTGCTACATTATCTTTAATGGTCACGGCATAAGGTCTGCATCCTCACAAGTGAACTCCAAGACGTTCCCATATCCACCTATAGTGTAGGTAATAGCCTTGCCACATCCTCGTCTAATCGTATGTTGTGGTTGCATACGCTGCTTTTGGCTGCGAGTACCTCTTTAGGAAGGTTTATCCTATCCGATACGAAGCCTTGGAATCAGGCTATTGGGACGCAAGGTGGGACTTGAACCCACGACACATGAAGGCTATGAACCTTCCTGTTCTGACCATCTGAGCTACTTGCGTCAATAACAACTATTACAAAACATTCCTGGCTGGTGGTGAGTGGAAGTAGTGAACTTCAAAAAACCTCCACTATAACAAACAATATCAACAACGCTAATTATATTTTTTATCTATTATGAACTTTATTTGAGGTTCACTCACCATATTTTATTTGCCCCATTCCTTGAATGAGCGGTAAATCTCATTTGTCATTACGCAAAAAGCGAAAATTGACAATAATAACATGACTGTTTGGAACATATTTATACTTTTAATGGGTTGCACAATAGGCTGCTGCCTCTGATTCTATCTCTGTCATACTCTTCGAGCGGTTCTGCATCATCCAGCCTTCCAACTCGCTCTTCTTGAAGTAGAGTCGGTTGACGTTCGGCTTGTAGCAAGGTAGGATGTGGTTCCTGACATTCATCCTGACTCCTTCTACGGTCATGCCGAGTATAAATGCAGCTTCCTTGATGTTGAGCATTGACTTAGCCGCTATCATCGAATACTGCTCGATGCGGTCTAACTGCTCTTTTATCTCTTGTTCTATCATATCAGTTGAATTTGATGGTTTACTGACAGGCACCAGTTGTCTTTGGCGACTCTGTTCTACCAGTGCCCTTACTGCTGGGAGTACATTCCTGCTCTATTAAGGGGAGAATGCCCTTCGATTTGAGTGCATCATAAAGGAATATTCTTCCCTTGGTTGTCCACTCGGTGTTGTACTTCACGTCATGCCTTCCGTCTGAACGGATGATGTCAACTGCCCTGCTATGAACGTAGCCGCCAGTAAGGAACTGTCCGTACAATATCCACTGACCTCGAACCTTATGCTGAATCTTCATCGCTTCCAGTTCCTTGTTCATCTTGATGGCACTCATACCGTAGTCCTGCGCTATCTGGGTGATGGTCATGGTGGCATTGCTCTGCAAGATTTTGTCGTAATAGCTAACCTTTGGCAGCATATCGGTAATCTTGTTGCCAAGTTCCATGTTCACCTTGCTGATAGTGAGGATGGTTGCTTGCTGCTGCTTGTTCTCCAAGGCTAGCTGCTCACGCTCTTCTTCTGCCTTGACCGGAGATTTGAGGGCTTCGAGATAGTTCTGAGGGACGGATGGCTTAGATTGCTCAATCTGTCTCTTCATAGCGTTGAAGGCTTCGATGTATTTCAGTTTGAACTCCATCGCCTTCTTGCCGTTGAATCCCATCGCCAGCAGAGTGAAACCATCTTGGTTCATGATGAACATTGGATAACTCTGTTTATTCTGCTCATTGATGTAGGTCGTTTCCTCAAACATCGGGGTCTGCTCATTTTTGAGCACACCCCCTTCGATGAGGTTTTTAATGTCTCTTACAACATTGCGGTGCTCTTTGCCAAAGACCTCAGCAACCAGTTTGCTATTTGTTAGAGGTTGGTTGCTTTCACCTCTGTAAACGATTTCATTCATAAGTTTCCTCCAGTTTTAAAATCGGGCGGTAGTGTATGAAACAGAAAGTGACAAATTTTCATTTTATACATTATTATATCTACCGTTGCCCGATTGTAATTTTTATTTTGTACCTTTGCGGTTGACAAATTTTTATTTTAACTTAATTCAATTTCGTATGAAACAGAAAATCGTACATCTACATTCTAAAGTAAACGAGAATGGTACTCTCGTAGATTTTGACCTTGATGAAGAAATCAAGAAGTTGGGAAGAGACAACTATGTTGTTAAGCAAATCACTTCATCTTCTTCATGTCAGTATTATCCAAACAAGCCAACAGAAACATTTGTTCATGTTTTCTTACTTGTGGAAAATAACCTCGAAGCTCTTTAGTTTCTCGATTTCTACAGAGTTGTTCTTTAGATAATAAGTACATAAGTAAACTCTGTATTTCCATTCTATTATTGGCGAGTTATATACCCAGTTGAAGCATTCTTCAAAGTTGGTACATGATTCGCCAAGAATATAGAACATCTTAATCCTCAGCCATGTTCTGAATAATCTCTTAATCATACTCACCTCCTTCCTAATAGAACACGACCTTTTCGGTCTCTACTCCTCCGAAGTCATTCAAAGCATCTTGCCTGATGTCCTCGGACTGCTTGCTCTGACTCCGAAACGCAAGAGCGTTGAAGATTGTCTCTCTGCAACAACCATATCGCTCGGCAAGTTTTTTTCGTCCTTCAAGCGGAACTTTGATAATTTTTATCTTTTTTGTTTGCATAACTTAATTTTTTGTTGTACTTTTGCTTTTAATAATTAAGCACTTATTGTTTACGAGTGCAAAGGTAGTAAAGATTTTCGGAAACGCAAAACTTTTTCGGGAAAAGTTTTGCAGATTCGCAATATTTAATTATGGTTTAAAAATGTAAAAGGTATGGAAATGACTGTATTGCAGAGAGTTAACTATGTAATAGATAACTTTGGGAAGACTAAAAACTATTTCGCAAACGAAATAGGTATGAGTGGTACTACAGTTTGGAGGCAATTGAAAGGTGAGCAAGCTTTGTCCTCTAAGCTAATAGAAGGTGTATTAACTGCTTATCCAGAAGTTTCTGCTGAATGGCTTTTACGTGGAACTGGGGATATACGATTAGAAAAAGAAACTGATATTGCGGAAACGCAAAACAATAAGGCAGATTCTGTATGGAAGGCGAAGTACGAGGAGTTAGAAAAACGCTATGACCAGCTACTATCCATCTTGGGCGGTGGTATGAGACAAGCAAATGTTGGATAATTAAAATGTGGTAGGTATGAAAAGATTATTTTTAGCTAGTTTTATGTTACTCTGTACATTTGTTGTATATGCACAGAGTTCTATTTGTGGTGTCGTGTTTGGCAGTGATTATGATTTTTCTAAAACACAGCTAGAAAACAAGTTTGGTGATAGCTATTTTGCCGATGAAAATGATATAATATATAAAGGAAAGGAATATGCTGGTTTTTACTTTTCTACTATATTGTTTGGATTTCAACGTACTCTAAATGAAAGCTACTTTAATAAATGTATCTTTGTTATAGAGTGTTCTTCTGTGCAAGAAGCAAAAACTACAAGAGATTATTTGAAAAATAAATTTGAAAAGAAATATGGAGAATTAGATACGTACAAAGATACCAAAGGATTTTTATATTATCAAGGTGGTGAATCTCCTTTGAATAGTGATTATTATGGGTTTTGTATTGATGTCTTTAAATATGATAGAGGGGTATATGCTGCAAGAATAACGTATGGTCCATATAATTATTTAAATGAAGAGTTTTAATTATGAAACATATAGTATTACTTTTCGCCATCATCCTGATGGCATCATGCAGCAGTTCTTCCAAGAAGTCTGCTGATGTAGAACCTGAGAAGAAGGAGTCTGCCGTAAAGTCGGCTGGCTCTAGTGATAATGTTTTCATCTGTACTGGCAGTTCATCCAAGCGTTACCATTGTGACAGAGATTGCAAAGGTCTCTCTCGCTGCTCAGGAGAAATAGAAGAGTTAAGTGAAGAGGAAGCTGAGGATATGGGCAGAACTCCTTGCAAGATATGTTATTAATTTAAATGTGGTAGATATGAAAAGATTATTATTTGTAATTATATGTGTTCTATCCTCAATGGTTGTTAGCGCACAGACTATTTCTGCAAAAGAAAAGGCTGTTGTAAGACAGCAGTTTATCAATTTTTGTAAAGACATGAATCAGCAGCTTCCTGCTCAGGTTGATGAAATAACCACGTTAAATTCGATAGCTTTTATCAATTGGACAATGACATCAACTTATACCGTAGATATGGATGCTAGTGATGTTTCAGCGGAGGATATGGCTTTGTTTAAAAGTTGTATGCACGATGGTCTTAAAGAAATGGCTCAAAAGATGCTTGCTAGTGGTTCATATCAGTTGACACGTTCAAAATTTAGAGCATTTATGAAAGTTGTCGGATTGAAGTTCAGGGCAACATATAAGGATATTTATAGTAACTTCATGTTTTCGGTTTTGTTAGATTATACAGATTTTTAAAATATAAATTATGGAACAGAAAGTTAATGAAACAAAGAATGTAGAAGGACAGAAGTTTTCTACAGATTGGTACGAAAAGCAGAATCCAACCAATAAGGATGGTAATGAGTTGAACGGCTTTACGTCTATATTGTTGTGGCTATGCGCTGTCTGTCAGATTTTTCGCTCATTCATGGGGATTGCAACAGGCTTTATAATGATGGGCTTGGATTCTAATGCTGGAGCATTGAAGATTTTAGGTAGCGTGTTGAGTGTTTTGATTGCTGTAGCTATCATTTTGATAGTTAACAAGAAAAAGTATGGAATCTACGCCTTCTTCGCTATTGAAATCATCTATGTTATCCTAGGTGGTGTCATTGGCGGTGGAACAGCGTATGTTTTAGGACAATATGCTTTTGCTGCCTTGTTCCAAACAATATTGTTGTCTATTCTCCTTTGTTTTAAAAAGAACGGAAAGACTGGATGGAAGGTTGTTCTTGGGAAGTAGTATGTTTTTATTTTCCCAACTAAGAAAAAAATATTTTCCCAACTGGAAAAATAAAATGGCTGAGATAACTAACGAACAGAAGTTGTATGTGCTGCTGGACAATATTCGAGATAAGTCCGAGTATGAGCAGGAGGTATGGGGTATTATTTACGACCACGTATCTCCTGATGATGCTTGGAAAGAGGGTGTTGCAGAACTATTGGTGAAGAGCGAATACCTCAACCGAGGGTATGCCTATAGTAACCAAGAATCCAGGGTGGTGTATAGTGTTACCAAGCAGGGCAGGAGCCAGATACCAATCCTTTGGAATGGCAGTACGTTGAAGAAAGAGCATGAGGAGGAAGTGAAGGCTCTAAAAGAAGAATCGAAGTTTAAAAATAGACACGAAAATATTGCCGAGATTATCAAGCTAATCTTGGCGGCTTGTGTCGGTGCTTTGATTCAAAAGATTGCTGATTTATTATTTTAAAATAATTCGGCTATTATAAATCCAAGCAAGAAGCATACAACAAGCTCGAAAGGGTCTGTATCTTTGAATATATCGAATATCTCCATGGAGGCAAAGTTACGACTTTTTCCTGAATAGTCATGTATGATTTACAGAGTTTAACACAATAAGAGGCATCGAGTGTAATTCCCGATGCCTTTATTG